TAAGTGATCGTGCCGCCGGAACCTGCAGTGAAGGTTTTGTTTTCGTCTCCAAGTTTTGAGCGTTTTACCCACCCACTCCAGGTAAATGTGCGCCTATTCCCCGCACTCGCCGGAGTCCTGTTGAGGTACGCCGAATCCGCCGAGTTGAACCGCAGGCTGCGCGAGATCTGGTAGCCCTGCTGGCCGCCAAGCAGCAGGAGGTTGGCGCTTCCGGGAACTCCCATAAATCAGCTCAGGTTGGTCAGCAGTTGTGCGTGGATGCTAGTCGTGCTGCGGACCGTGTACACCAAGCAATCCACGGCTGACAGCGTGCTGGTGACGGTAGGCGCGGTGCCGCCGCTGAAGTCCCAGTAGCTGCCGAACGCCAGCGTCCGCGCGGTGCTCGCATCTTGCGTGATGAAGATCACACCGCTTTGCCCAGCCGTCAGGTTCGTCGGGTTAGCCAAGGTGACCGTATGACCCAACGTGATGCTGAAATTGTTGGCCAGTGCAAAGTCCGGCGTCACCGTGCTGGCTGAAGTCAGCGTTGAGATGGTGCCGCGTTGTGCCGCACTGAAGCTCTGCGCCAGGCTAAGCAGCGGCACGGTGCCGGTGGCATCGGGCAGGGTGATGGTGCGGTCGCTGGTCGGGTTAGTGACCGCCAGCGTGGTTTCGTTGGCATCGGCGCTGCTGCCCTCAAATGTCAGTGAGCCGGTTGAACCGATCTCCAAGTTGCCGGTGATCGTGCCACCAGCTAACGCGAGGTAGGTGCTGGCTGCTGTGGTGGTGGTGAGCAGCCCTAGGTTGGCGGTTGCCAAGGTGCCAACGGTCACCCACGCCGAGTTGGCCGCATTGCGGATCTTGAGGAGGCCCGTCGTCGTATCAGGCCACCACTGATACGCGAACATCGTGCTGGGCTCGGTAGCCCCGCTGTTGTTGCTGACGATCGCCGCCAGCGCGTTGTTCAAGTCGGTGCGAAATGCCAGCCCCGACTGGTTGGCAATGTTGTAGTCGTGTTGGGCCATGCGTCAGACCTCCCTGCCGTAGCCGATGGCGGTGTAGGTGAACTGGCGGCTCACGGCGCTGCCGGCACTGTTCCTAAAGGTTACCTGGAAACCTGTGCGCGTCACGGAAGCGATGGTGAAGTAGTCGCCTGTGGCCATGTTGAAGCCAGTGATACCGACCGATGGTGCCTCGTAGAAGGCATTTCCAAAGACTACCGAATAAGTGCCAACACCACTGGTGAGAGCCGCAGACTGCTCGATACGCTGCTGCAACTCCATTTCAGCGCCCAGCTCAGTGATGATGATGTTCTGGTCCTCGTCGGTGCTGGTGGCAATCGTCTTGAACTGAAAGCCGCGGCCCCGCACGATGGCATTACTGAACTCCCGCCAGCCGCCCCAGGTCGGCGTGCCGCTGGGGTCGTCCTGAGTGGTGCGGACATAGGTGGCAGCGTTGACGCGATCGCCGCCGGTGCCGTCGATGTAGTCCCAGGTGTCGATGTCAGAGGTTTGGTCGTCCCAGAAGTCACCGGGCAGATAAGGGAAGGTGACGAGCCGGCGGCGCAGATTGCAGTCGAACACACCGGGGAAGGCGTAGGTGGAGCCAAACTCGTACTCACCCGTTGGCAGCACACCGCCCACGCTGTCGATCGAAGCCAGGCCATCCCAGTTGTTATCGGTGGCCATTGCGTCAACGGCCACGCCGCTGCTGAGCATGATGCCGTCCAGCCCTCCTACCTCAGCCAGACTGGAGACATAGAACATGTCGGTGTAGTTGCCGTTGAACGGCGGTGTCTCGGTCTCCTCGGCGTAGGTTTGCACCAGCAGGCGCGGCTGCGGTGTCGGCAAATCGACCACCACGGTGGTATCCGCCAGCGAGCGGCGACCGCCATCGTCCTCGAACTTGACCAGGTAGGTGCCCTCCAGCAGCGGCACCTGCTTCTGCGTCTGGCTGCCGGCAGCAGCCGCCACGATCTCCTGCGACTCCTCCCAGACGGCGCCGGTCAGCTCAACGTTGTGGCGGATCAGCACCTTGCCGCCGAGCAGCACGTCTAGCTCAGTACTGCGGTCCCAGCTCAGGATGGCGCTGGCTTCGTCAATCGGGATCAGCGATAGGCCCGTCACGCTTTCGGGTGGAGCGGTCTTGCCGAACGCCTGCACCGTCAGCTGGGCCGGTTGCACCGAACGTCGCAGGCCCACGCTGATGCTGTAGACCTCGACCTGATAGGTGCCGGCAGCGGTGTCGAGGATCTCGTAATCAGGGCGGCGCTGCGTGGTGGACGACCAGTTGCCGTTCTGTGCACGCCAGCGCACCAGGTAATCGTTGACGCCGACCACCGGCTGCCAGCTGACGATGAGTTTCGACAATGCCCGACCGTTCAGCTCGTAGAGCGCCTCAGTGGCCTGCAGGTTGCCGGGCGTCTCCGGGATGATGTTGAGGTCGGTGATGTCGCGCTGCTGCAGTTCAGCGCCGCGTTCGACGTAGCTGTATTTGCTGGCGTTGTAAGCCAGCGCGGTGATCGAATATTTGGCGCCGTCTTCCTCTTGAACCGTCAGCACCCGCCAGGTGGATGTCTCGATCTGGTCGTTCTGCACCACCCAGACGCTGTTGGTGTTGGGCGCCGTGGTGAAGGCAGACGAGACGTACAGGATCACGCCGACGCGGTTGGTGATGTTGCGCGTCTCCACCGTGCCATCAGGCAGGATCACGCTCACCGTTGCGTTATCGGTAGGGAGGTCCGTGGCATCATCCACCGTCACGGTTGTGGCTGAAGCCGAAATGATCCGGCCGCCGCGGCGCACGCCGGCACGCACCGGATCGCTGATCTCGATGATCTGGCCGGGCCTGACAAGCACGCCTGCGTCGATGCTGGCGGTAAAGCTGACCACCTCTGACTCGTACCGTTCGGAGTAGAGCAGCCAGTCACCGATGCGGCTGGCCTGGCCGCGGGAGGTGCAGGCGAACGCCGAGATCTCGGTCTTGATGACGCCGTACTTGGCGATATTCTCCGAGTCCTCCACCACCTCGTAGGCGATGTCGCGGGTGTCGAGATCGAGGTAGCTGACCACCGCCACGGTGGGGCGCGTTTTGCGGCTGCTGCCCTGGTAGCTGAAGCCCTCGTCAGAGACGTTGGCCAGGGTGAACAGGTAGCTGGTGTCGGCGGGCTTGTCCTGGCTGATCGTGAGCGCACCAGTGCTCCAGTACGGCATGGCCCGGAACACCGAGCACATGTCGTTGATCAGCTTGTACGCCTCCTCTGGCGTCTGGATGTTGATGTTGCAGCTGAAGCGCGGCTCCAGCCCGCCAAAGCCATCGGGCACCAGCTCGCCGCAGTATTGGCTGGCTGAATAGAAGGCCCACTTGTCGAGCTGCGCCGCCTGGATGTGATCACCGAACCCGTAGCGGGTGGAGGTGAGCAGGTCGAACAGGATCCACGCGGGGTCTGTGGTCCACGCTGCAGCGCCAAAGGTGCCGGACCAGACGCCGCTGTAGGTCAGCCGGCCGGTGGTGCTGTCCACCGTGGCGTTGTTGGGGATCGCCACCTTGATGCCGCGCACCAGGTAGCTGCGCGCCGGGATGGAGTTGAACTGTTCCGCATCCACACGCATCGCCACCAACGCGCTGTTGGGGTAGCGCAGCTTGGCGTAGATGATCTCGGTGTAACTGGTCCAGCTAAAGGCGTTGAGCAGCTTGGCGCTGCTGCTGTCGGCCGTCACGCGCGTGACCTTGATGTCAACCGGGAAGGCGCCGCTCAGGTTGACCAGGTAGTCGCGCTGGTATTGATTAGCCGTGCGGCCGCTGATCGTGTCGGTGATGACGGTGGTGTAGCCGCCGGAGTTGTACTGCACGGCGATCTGCAGCTGAACGCTCGTGCCCTCGATGTCGCCGGCGTCGGTGAACAGTTGAAGCTGCGGCACCGTGATGGTCACGCGCGCAGCATTCACGTTGGTATCGGTGATCGAGCGGACTACCGGCGTGGTTTGCTGCACCGTCACGCCAACAGTCTTCTCATCCTCCACCTCTGAAGCGATGGGGATAAAGGTCTGGTTTTGCGTGCCGTTGCGCGTGTAGACAGTGACGTTCTGGAAGTTGTAGGTGCCGTCTGCGTTCTGCAGCGGGGTGTTATTGATGAAGATCGACTTGTGGCCATCCTTCAGGCCCTCGATCTCGCCCTCGCTGATCAGGTCAACCAGGTTGGCGTATTGCGTGCTGTTGAGGTTGTCGGACGCCTCGGTTGGGGTGCGGGTGCTGCCGCCACCTCCACCGCCCTTGCCGCCGTCACCGCCGCCACCACCCGATCCGGCGATGCCCAGGCCCAGGCCAGCGTTATGAACGCGGATGCCGCCTGCGATGAAGGTGTGATGACCTTCAACCGTCAGGTTGTAGACGGTGCCGCGGCTGTGCTCGATGCACTCCACGATGGGCCGCAGGTGGCCGTTCTCATCCACCAGGCAGTCGTCAGCGCCGAGCGTGCCGATCTCAACGAAGGCGTTGAACTGATTGAGCACCCAGTGGTTCGGGGTGGCATCGAGCACCGCGCCGCCCCACAGGCGGTAACGCACCACGCGCTCGTTTTCGTGGACGTGAACCTTGAGCACCGTCGCCTGGTGCAGCTCACCTTGGTCGTCAAAGCTGAGCACCTGATCGCCAGGGTGCAGCGCCTCGATGGCACGCAGCCCGTCAGGCGTGCGCACCAGCGTGTGCCCCAGAAAGCACCCGCCGCCGCCACCTCCACCACCTGCGCCAGCAAGACGTGCCATCAGCCGGTCACCTGCACGGTGTCAACGCCAGCCGAGATCACAACAGAGCCCACCAGCGTTTCGCCGTAGACGATCGGCACCGGCACGCCTTGGCGGCTGGTGTTTTGGATGCCGCTGAAGCTGTAGGACTTGCGCGGGTCTTTCTCGCTGTTCGCTCCGCTGGAGCCCGGCGCATAGACCTGCGGCACTGGCGTGAGCAGCTGCGCCACGCCGCCAAGCACCAAACTGGCGCCCACACCCACGATCAGGCTGAAAGCCGTGGGACCGGCCCATGCCGCGAACCCAGGAATCAGGAACGCTGCAGCCAGCAGCGCCACGCCACCGATGATGCGGCCCACTGCACCGGCACCGGCCAGCACCGGGATGATCTTGATCTGCTGCTCGCCAGAAGGGTCGTGCAGCTCCTCGGTGCCCAGGTCGTAGCTGCCAACGGTCACGCGGTAGTACTGGTCAGCCATGTGCCGCTCCAGCTGCGGGAAGTTGGCCACCAGGAAACGCACGGCCTCAGCAGCGCTGGCCACCTCAGCGCGGAACACGCGGCGCTTCAGAAACTTCGCAAGCCGCCCATAGACCCGAATCTCGCGCATCGTGGCCCGCCTCAGCCTCCACCCATCGTAGTGAACTCAGGATGCCGCAACCTGCGGCCCGTGCATTTCTGAAGCCAGCCGCCGTACAGGTCTCTGGAGCTGAGCCGGCCCCTGATGTGATGAAGCACCAGCTGATCACCGATGTAGACGCCGACGTGGTTGAGGCCCGGCCCGCTAATGCTCATCACCACCCCATCGCCCGGCTCCAGCTGCTCGTCCTCATCCAGCTCGCGGAAGCCTGCATCCTTCCAGTAGCGGTCAAACAGCGGCTCAGCCTCGAACTGCTCAGGCGTCAGCGGCCGCTCCCAGTCGAGCAGTTGCAGGCCGTGCTCGCCGTACCAGTCACGCACCAGCGTCCAGCAGTCAGTGACGCCCCAGGCCCACTCGCGGCCTATCAGCGGCGCCTTGTAGCCACTGGGCAGCAGCTTGCTACTCCATGCCTCGGTCTTGGGGTTGGCGATGTACCAGGGCAGATCAGAGCGCTCGATGGCCACCAGGTCCGGTTCGCTCGGCTGCGGTGGCGTGACCGGGTGGCTGTGGAACACCGCGATGATCTCGCCAACATCTTCAGCCGCGGCGTAATCAATGGGATCAAGAATGAACTGATCGGTGCCGGTGGCCAGATTGCGGCAGGGCCAGTAACGCCGGCGGCCCTTGATGATGACCACCAGCCCGCAGGCTTCGCGGGGGTCTTCCGCCTTGGCGTGCTCCAGTGCTGCTTCGCGCCAGGTCATGTGAAGTAGGTGCCGACGCCGGGATAGGAACCGAACGGCAGCTGGGCGGTGGCGCCAAACCGTGCCTGGCAGCTGCTGAGCCGCTTGCCGCACACATCAGCCGCGAGCGTGGGCACTACGTGGTCGTTCTGGTCGAAGTAATTGGTGCCCGTGTAGCTGCACTCGCTGGAGCGGTAGACCCACTGGCAGATGTTGGCGATGCACTGGCGCTTGGGCGCGCGGATGCCGGCCAGGTCAAACACCGCCGCTAGCTCGAACTCCACAATGTCGCGCGTCTCAACGGTCTTCCGATCGACGTAGTAGACCTCGCGCGGAAACTCAGCTGTCGGATCGGGGCTGTAGGGGCTGACGCCACCGGGAAAGTTGGCTGCGTCGAGATACCGGGCCAGCGTGCGGATGCGCGTCACCTTTGCGCCCTCCAGGCCGTCAGGCAGGCTCAGCAGCAGCGCCGTGATGGTGCCGAGGATGTTGCTGCAGCGGATCTTCGGCCGCGGCAACTGGCCGTTGCCGGTGTACTCAAAGCCCTCAGCCTCGATCGGAAACCGTTGATAGCTGTTGCTAGCCCACACGAGATCGCCATTGCCGTTGAGGTTGGTACCAGCGTGAAAGCGATAGGTGTCGGTAGCGCCGTGCTGCGCGCTGTTCAGCTGCAGCTCGAACAGCTCGATGACAGCGCTGGGCGCAACGGCTTGAAGGTCAGAGATTGGATAATCCCAATCATCGCCAATGGCGTATCCAACGGCCCAATAACCTGGCTGAACGTAAAGGTCTTGTAGCGCCATCTTTTGCTACCTCGTCACGCCCATTCAAGTGACACAGACAAGCCGCGAACAATGGGGTCGGCAACAGCATCACCGCCTTGCATGGCGACGCGGAAGTAGATGTCCGTGCCAACAGCGCCAGTTGGCAGCGTGATCCAGCCGGTGGCTTTAGTGCCAGTGGAAGCTAACGAGATCACATCGGCGCCGCTGCCGCTACCAATCGTCGTCCAAGACGTGGTGTCT